TTGCCTTGTTTACTTGTAGCCAAGCATCTTCTCCGTCTTGACTAAAAAATATATCATCACCTACAACAGCTAGTACGCCATCTGCGTATACTAACAATCCTTCTACATCATTAGCAGAATTAGGTAAGGTATCTCCAAATAAACTAAATCCATTTATTCTACGATACCCACCCTCTGGTGACACTTCAAAGTTTCTTAACTTAGTAGCAACTCCTGGGGTCTGTAGTAACGCTAAAGAGTTAGTAGACTTATTAAGTCCACCTCCTAACGGTACGGAAAAGGGTTGAGAACCTGCCATTTAGAAGTAAGTCCTATCGTCTGACATATAAGTAGGTGTAGGATTAATCAAATTAGATTTCATAGTCCTCATATTCTTTTTATACTCGTCAAGTGCAAAGGAAGCTTGCTGTAAATTCTCTTTAAATTGATGCACGTAATATCTTGTTCGTGCTGTGATTACGTTACTATATTGTTCTGGCATAGTAATCGAATCGTTGTATGCAGATAAAGTTGTAGGCTTTGTAAAAGCATAAAAGTGTACGTTATAAACTTTATCGGGTATTGGACTTAAGCCAAACTTTCTGTGGTCTGGACTTTTAATAACGTATCGTGGTTCGCCATGTGAGGCATCAGAACCATTTGCATCGTCTGCATTTTCACTATCCCTGTAATATTGTTTCCAGTCAGACAGTGTTAAAAATTTTAAACCTTTAGAAACGTAAGGAGTAGTTTCTCCACTCACGTTTATTGTTGTTAGATAAAAATCATCCCAGTCTACTGATGCGTAATCAGTTTTAATATCAGAACTACCCGTCTTTAAAGTAAACCATCGAGTTCCTGCTGTCGTTGCAACAGTGACGTTTCCATAAAAAGGGTCTGTTCCTCCACTAGCTCCTGCTGAGAAAAAGGGTAGCTGTGGTTCGGCATTTGCTATATCAAATATAGATTTATTAATAGCATCCTTTACGAACGCTTGAATACCTGTAGCACTAGCAAAAGTTCCAGAAGTTAGGACAACTTCGTTAAGTTCTCTTAATACTTCGTTACTTAAATCTAAATATGTAGTAGCCATTTATTATTCCTAAAAAAGTGGAGAGGTCCGTGAAGACCCCTCCGAGTTTGACTAATTAGTCAATTAAGTAGAATGCACTACATAGGGCATCATCTCTAAGTACTTTCGCACCATAGACATGTAGACCACGCACAATATCACCAAACGATGTTGGGTCTCTCAACACTTCAGTTGAAAGAATTGTGTTTGCAGTAGCAGTAGAACTCATGTGTCCAGCCATAACCTTACCAGTAGCATTTGATGTGCCAGCAATGTTATTAGACTTGTACATGTCGAATCCACGTAGTTTTCCACTTGATACTAAACCGTTTCTGATTGAACCTTGACCTGCGTTAAAGTCAACAGAAAGCATTTTAGAGCCAGATTGTGACAACTCTTCATAGAATGAAGGAGGTGCAACAAACCAACGACCTTCTTCAGGTACGTTCTGGTCATCTAATAGTCTAGCCATTCTAGCCATTAAATCAATAGCATCTACACCAGTTCCATCTGAACCAAACAAATCAACAGAGTTGGTTGCGTGTGTCATAGTTGCATCAGCAGTAGCTGAGTCAGAACCTATGATATGGTCAGGGGATGATGCAGAACAACCTGCGAACATAGTAGCTAGTACACTTGCATCGTATGCATCTTTAAGAGCATAAGCGGCGGCACTAGAAGCTACTTCTTTAAAGTTGACATGTGACATATTGCTTTCGATATCATCTACGATGAATTTGAAAGCTTTAGCACTATCAACGACTAAAGAAATTTCAGCGTCGGTTAGTTTTGTGTCAGTAGTGTCAGAGCCACGTGTGTAGTCTGATACTGAAATGACGGGTTCTTTGATAATCTTTACTGAGTCTCCGAAAGAGGAAATTTCACCAGCGTAATCTGTGTTGGTGATAGCTTCAATTACCGAGGCTTTCCTAAAAAAGTTTAGAACCTTTTTAGAGTAAACCGAAGGTAAAAAGAAACTATTAGTTTGTCCACTTACGGAGTTTGCAAAGTTAGCGTTTGTATCTGTTGACGGTTCAAAAAATTGAGCCATAATACTTCTCCTAAGTTAAATAGTTTATTTTGAGATTCTGCCTTCTTGCATAGCATCTGATATTTCTTGTTCAAATTTATCAAATTCTGCCATACTCATAGACGCAATCTCCCTTTCTGACCAAACTTTTTCTGAGTTAGGGGTCACACTAGTTGTTTTAGTGGAAACCATGTCTGCCGCAGATTGTCTGGTCGGTTTTTTTGATGATGGCTTAGTCTTAGGAACGTCAATTCCCATATCCTTTTTAAACAAATCAAGAGCACGTGAAGCTAAATCGGCATCGTCTTTGTTGTCATATACCCAAGCTTGGATAGATGAGTGCTGTTCTTTTGCCCATTCGTGGAAGTCATCGCTGTTTCTGATATCTCCAAAATCAGGATGTCTATCCATTAACCTTTTTTCTGCACTTTGTCGTATTAAATCGTCTTCACGTTCTTGGAGTTTACTAAGGCGTTCTTCTAGAACTTTTGCTTTAGATTCGCTTTGCATGTGAGCAACGGTTTCTACAACTTCGTACACATCAGGATAGTCGGTCTTAAATTTTTCAAGTTCTTCTGGGGATTTAGGTGCTCTATATTCAGGTTGTTTAACTTGAGTTAGTAGGTCTTCTTCCCTAGACTTAAATTCATTAAGCTTACTATCGTAATGCTTTTTTAAATCATCATAGCGTTTCTTGTAGTCTGGCTTTTTGTAAGGAGAATTCTTCTTACTTGCCAGTTCCTCAGTGTTTACACTTCCTTCTTCACCGACTTCCATTATGTCATCGCTGTCGAAAAGTTTATTCTGAGGCTCTTCAAAATACATACTATTAGATGATACAAAAGGTTTATCATCATTATTGTGCCAATCTTTTTTCGCATTATACGGATTTGGCTTTCGTTCTTTTTGGACTGTGTTAGTCATCATCTTCTCCTAATCAGGGCTTCGTTCACAAGGTAGCTCTATGTCGACTAGAGGGCTTGTATGTAAAGGTCGCCTTTCGGGTTTTATAATGATAGAGTGCCTGTATAGGGTGGCTCTATCGCTGTCTCAATCTTGGATTTGCAGATAACATTCCTTTACGGATTTCATCTTCTACCATGTCACCTTCAACTGGTTGCCCATTAGGGTCAACATCTAGCTTCGGGTCACCTAGCATTCCTCCAACATTAAGTTCTTGTCTGTTATCTACACCAGCTTCAGCTTCTTTCATCATAGACATTAAAACGTCTTCTCCGATTTCTGCTACCGCTTTTGCAGTAAAGACAAATTCACCGTCAGATAACCTTGCAGGTATACTGTCGGAGACTCCTGTTCCTAGTCCATCTACAGGACCAGAACCAGCAAATTCTTGTGCTACGCCTACTACTTTATCAAATAGTAATTGTAGTTCTTCATCTTGTTCTAGTTTTGACATTAGCATATCTTGTTCTTCTTCAGATAGTGCTTCGTCAAGAATAAATTCTGAATGGTCTTCTTCCATTTTTTCGTCAGGTAATAACGCATCGGATTCTCCGTGTGTTGCTCCTGCCATTTCTGTTCCATCAGGCATGGTGTGTGTTTCCATATCATCTGATAGTAACGAACCTCCTTCGGCATACTTCTTTCTATACATTCCCCCAGAGTAAGCTTTGGTTCTTTTATCGTCTACATGACCACCTTCGTGGTAGAGTTCATCTTCTAGTAGTCCTTTCTTTTTATACATTTTCATCTCTCCGAGTTAATGCTTCTTTAACCTGTAGGTCCAGTTGCTCTAGGCGTACCAGAGAACTCATCTTCCCCTGCAAGCGGAACATTTCCTGTTCCGATGTTGCCACCACCAGTGCCTGTAGGTCCAAGGCTTTGAGGTCCTTGAGGTGCTCCTTGAGGTCCTCCCATTGGGGGCTGTTGACTATCGGGTTGAGTTTCATTGCCATTTTTTTGTCCAGCATTTTGCATTCCTATTATTTGTGCCATTACAGCGGCTTCTTCGGGGTTGTTGAGTATCTCATCAGGGTCTAAGTCTAGGCTGTAGGCTAGTTCACTAATCAATTTAGAAATCTTAACAAACGGTGCAACAGCAGGATTTTGAGCAGTTTGTAAGAACATTGTCAATCTTTGACTTCTTACTTCTTTCTGCATCAAGCTATTCGTACCAGTAGCCTTAACTTCTAAATCACCTTTGACATCCAACTCGTCCTCTAGAAATTGCATGTTCCACTGGAAGTAGGCTTCTCCTAGTGGCTTTAATAAAAAGTCATCAAGGTTCTTGATAACTGTTTTAATATTTAAACTAGATGCTCCAAGTAACATAGACATACCTGAAGCAGTCCTTGTCATACTTTGCACACCTGTCTGTCCGTGAGAGTAACTAGGTATTCCAGTTTGCTCATCTGCAAGTTGCCTGAACTTGTCGAACATCATTAAATTTTCTTGTGATGTATTTGGAAATTTTAATCCGTGAATAGCTTGCCCTGGCATCCCTGCTTGTCTACGGAATATCTTTCCTGGATATATCTCCATCGATTGTCCACCAACTAAAGCAGACTCATCTACATCAAAGACTAACGACCCAGACATTGCTAGGTTGTCAATAGCCATTCGTGCATGACCATTCATAATCTGTTGAGAATCATCCATGTTTTCTGCTACACCAATACCAAAGAAGTTGTATGGGTTTCTTTCGTATGGGAAAGCGTGGTAAGGTAATCTATAAGGAGTAAACGGATTTAACACTGCTCTTAGTAAGTAATGTCCACATGTCCATATGTTTACTTGTACTTCGTCTAGGTCATCAACACTGTCGGGTAAGTCAATTCCTACTTCTCTGGCGTATTCTGCATCCATCATTCCCCAGTATTCTAGAATCTCAAAGCTACTATTTACATCTTCGCTTCGTGAATCGTCCTTTAACTGGCTTTCAAAATCTTTTTCTACGTAGTTAGCACCCATCTGGATAGCGTTACGTATTGCATCATCATCAAAGTAAGGCATGTTACGTAGTTGTCTAAGTTGACTACGATTCATTTTGTGTCTATGTATTATATACTCACACTCATCCATGTTAGTAGCGTTAGGGTCAGGATAAAAATCCCAACAACTAACAAACTCAATACGTGGAACTCTAACTTCTAAAGGGTTATAGTTTCTATTGCCCTCTCCATCTGTGTCCCATTTATGTAACTTTTTATTAAAGTTAAATGGTCCTTTTATAATACCTGTTCCAAGTAGAGCAGATTCTAAAAGAGCATTTCTTAATTCTGAATTACCATTAGACTCTTCTATTTGGTCGTGAATTAATTTTTCCATTCTCCTTGCAGCTTTTTGTGCAGGAGACATTTCTATTTTTTGTGGGTCAGGGCTGACTCCATCTTTAAGAATACCAGCTTCTTCAGCTTGGTCTTCTATAGTATCTTCAAAGATA